ATCTTTCAGGAGAAGGCAAAAAAGATAGTGGCGGTGAAGGTCGATCCTGAAACGCCGGAATCTTTCATGCTGAGGCCAAAGCGCCGACGCTGGGAAAATGAGAAGTACACCCGCTGGGTGAAGTCGCAGCAGTGCAGTTGCTGCAATAACCCGGCAGACGACCCCCACCACCTGATAGGCCACGGGCAGGGTGGAATGGGTACCAAAGCGCACGATCTGTTTGTGATACCGCTGTGCAGAGCGCATCACGATGAGTTGCACGCTGATCCTGTGGCATTTGAAGCGAAATACGGCGACCAGTTAACGCTGCTGTTTCGGTTTTTAGATCGTGCGCTGGCAATAGGCGTACTGGCGTAAGTGGAGACGCAAATGATCAACCCTTCTGAAGTAGGCAAATCCGGCGAGTTGGTTCGCCTTCGCACTCTCGAAAGTATCTGGGTACAGGGAAAGCTCCGCATGTGGGGCCGCTGGTCTTATATCGGTGGTGGCTCGGGCGGAAACATGTTCAACCAGCTGCTGGCATCCGGGAAAATAACCAAATCCGCCATCAACGATGCGCTGCGCCGCATGAAAAAAGCCGGTATCAAGAAGCCAGAACTGGAAGCATTCTTCAAAGAGTTACTCGAAAGCAAACATAAAAGTGGTCTGGCGTTCTGCACAGACGAAGAAGCTCTGATCGTTAACTCAGTGCTTTGCAAGGTGCTCATCCAGGCAGACCATAAAAATTTATATTGGTTAATTGAGGATCGTTACATTAAACGCCTCAGTAAAAAAGCGATGGCTCGCGACCTGAACAAAAAACATCCTGAGTGGTGCTTGCGTACTTGTGAGAGCCGAGTTGATGTCTGGCTAAATCTTGCAGAATCGATGCTTTACGCACCAATGTGTGACGCATTCGGAACAAATGACGACAAATTTAGCTTGAAAGTTTGCGCGCAAAGTGCTTAAATTGTGTTATGCTCGGGACGTTAAAGCGAACTGAGCAACAGAACAAAACATAAACCCGCCACTGCTGCGGGTTTTTTATTTTAAGGGCTGCCTTTGGGCGGCCTTTTTTGTTTCCCCTCGTTCTGAGAGGACTCACGGCAATAAGAGGGGGCTAAATGTCCGATCCTGTTTCTGGCACTACGGTAGCGGCTGGTGGTCTGATGGGGGCCAGCATGTTCGGCCTGGCAACCGGCATTGATTATGGTGTGGTGTTTGGCGCATTCGCTGGTGCAGTGTTCTATGTCGCTACGGCGGTTAATATCAGCCGCCTTAAGCTGGTGGGCTACTTCATCACCTCATTCATCTTCGGCGTTATTGGCGCTCCACTTCTTGGCTCTTACTTCTCCAAATGGACGGGGTATAGCGACAGGCCACTTGATGCGCTGGGCGCGGTAATCGTAGCCGCTATTGCGATTAAGCTGCTGACGTTCGTCAACAGCCAGGATTTGGGTAGCCTGTTTGGAATTCTCTCTCGTTTACGTGGAGGAGGGACCAGCAATGGTAACAAGTGATCCGAGTGCAATGGCGAATGCCATCATCTGCGGGGTAATCGTTCTTGCCCTCATGTTTTACCAGCGTGGAGGGGCGAGACATCGTCCACTGATATCGCTGATGGCTTATTTCACGGTGCTGGTTTATGCCAGCGTCCCTTTCCGTTACCTGTTTGGCCTGTATCACGAATCGCACTGGTTTGTGGTGCTTGTGAACGTTCTGATTTGCGCTGCTCTTCTCTGGGCACGGGGAAACATGGCGCGCCTGATTGATGCACTGAGGCACTAATGAACCAATCACAATTTCAGAAGGCGGCTGGTATCAGCGCCGGGTTAGCTGCGCGCTGGTTTCCACATATCGACGCTGCCATGAAGGAATACGGCATCACAGCACCGCTTGACCAGGCCATGTTTATTGCCCAGATGGGGCACGAAAGCACCAGATTTACCCGGCTGGTGGAAAACCTGAATTACGCGGCTGAAAACCTGGTACCGACGTTCGGTAGCCACCGCATCACGCAACAGCAGGCCGCCGCACTTGGCAGAACGGCAACGCAACCGGCAAACCAGAAAGCGATCGCCAATCTGGTATACGGTGGTGAGTGGGGAAAAGAACACCTTGGCAATCAGGTCGCTGGTGATGGCTGGAAATATCGCGGTCGCGGCCTGAAGCAAATCACTGGGCTCAGCAACTATCGCAGCTGCGGTCATGCTCTAAAACTTGACCTTGTTACCCATCCGGAGCTGCTTGAACAGGATGAATACGCCGCGCGCTCAGCTGCATGGTTCTATTCGTCTCGCGGTTGCCTGCTTCATTCCGGCGACGTGGAGCGCGTGACGCTTCTTATCAATGGCGGCAGAAACGGACTGGATAAACGCCGCGCGCTGTTCAACCTGGCGAAATCCGTTCTGGTGTGAGGTGAATGTGGGTATCGAAACGATAATAGGGCTGGCCGCACTGGTCATTTCCGCCATTTCCGGCGCTTTTGGTCTGGGTCATATTCGCGGCACCAGCAAAGCGGAAGCGAAAGCCGACCAGCAGCGCACCGAAGATAACGCAGCTGCAACGGTCGCAGCAGCGGAACGCCGGGTAGAGGCAACTAAAGAGGCCAGCAATGTACAGCAGACTGTTAACCATATGCCTGGCGACGATGTTGATCGCGAGCTGCGGGACAACTGGACCCGTAAGGGTTGAGGTAGTGGACACGGCTTGCGACTGGGTAAAGCCAATCTACCTGACGGATCACGACATCGACGTTCTTGACCGCCAGACAAAGCGCGACATCCTGGCGCATAACAAAGCGTGGCAGGCGAACTGCCAGAAGGAGAAAGCCGATTTGAAGTAGCAAAGCGGGAAGACCGCAGCCAAAAAGTAATGCAGCAGTCATGATGATGCCCCGAGTCGCGTAATGGCGAGCAGGTATAGCAGACCGTTGTGAGGGTAAATAAGGGGACATGCTCCGGTAAAGCAGCGCGAACGCCAGACGCGCACCGGTTATAAGCGGCGATGAAGCGACAGCAACTCAATGGCATGAGCGAGCCCACTGCGAGAGTGTGGTCTTCATTAGCTGTATCTGCGTAAAAATGCTAAATTGACCCCACGAAATGTCGCTGGGGAATGGCTATGAAAAGAGGTGTTGTTTTCACGGTACGCGAGCTTCTGAAAGTTAATGGTGGAAAAGGATTCACTACGGGTAGAGGTATTTCTACAGAAGAACTTAATTATTTGATGTTGTACTGGGATAAACTTGTTTCTCCAACTAATAATTTTATCCATATTAGTTTAGCGAATGAAGAGGAACTGGAAAATTGTGGAGTCCTTTACCGACCAAGGTTTACCCAACAAGGGGGTATGGATGGTGCTAGGATGACAGAATTTCATGCTTTTACCCATGTAGAAGCTTTAAATATGATGAGAAAAAATGAGCGCGAAGTTGATTGGCGTATGCATTTTTTTAATAATGAAGTTTCAATTCATCAGGAAGCTGCACAACAAAAAGAAGTTGTGAGATTCGAGTTAGCTGAACTTTTACCAGTTCCACCAAAAGATACACCTCTACAAGAGATACTAGAATTTAAAGAAAGGCGTAGCGACGAACTTCAAGCACTACATGGTTATCTTGATGAGCTTTATTTTGAAGTGTTAAATTCTGGCGACTTTAATTTACAAAGAGCCAAAGCTCTTTCAGGCCTGAGGGCATCTCTTGACGATCTTAATAAGTTAAACGGACAAGGTTGGAGAAGTCCGATAAAATTTAATCTTTCTACTGCTTTTGAATTTGATTTGAATCAGATAGTGAATGGAGGTTTAAAGGCTCTTGAAGCCTTAAGTTCACAAAAGCCGCTTGAAATAATTGGTATTGAGTCGGTTGTCAACTTGTTAGGTGGCTTTATAAAAATTAGGCCTCAACTTCAAAATGTTCTTAAAGACGGCGATCCTAAATTGGCATATCTCACTAACGCTACCAGAGAAGGCATACTTGAGAAGTAAAAAACTAGGTGAAAATTAACATTTAGGATTAGCCTTGCTTATTAGCAAAAAAGCCATAATTGAATTGTTATGGCTTTTTTATTGCGCATCGCACGCGCACACTAAAGAAAGTCTTTCAGCTGTGAGCCTGGGCAAACCGTTAACTTTCGGCGGCTTTGCCGTGCGACAGGCTCACGCCTAAA